CAACGTTGTTCTACTCCCCGTCCCATACCACCATGGCGTACGTTGGTGCAATCAATTATCTGAGATTTTCCAAGGGTTCTGCTCTTACTGTGGATAGTTTCCACAGGGAGTAAAAAAATATCCGTTCACCACTCGTCTGGCTGGCTTCGGTAAGGGTCTGACTATTGAAGAAATGCAGAAGTATTCCGAGATTCTGAACGCATTTAAAACAGTATATTAATGTAACATATAGCGCCAGGGAAACCTGGCGCTATTGAACAATCATTGGGGGTGAGGACACCAATGCTTTCAATTGAAGAAATAAAGACATTCATAGACAACGATAATGCAAGCGAAAAGAAACGCTTTGCGAGAGTTGGGCAACGATACTATGAAGCGGATCATGACATCAAAGAATATCGTGTTTTCTTTGTCAATGCCGATGGTCAGCTTCAGGAAGACAAAACGAAAAGTAATATTAAGATTAGCCATCCCTTCTTCACAGAACTGGTTGACCAGGAAGTGCAGTATATGCTTTCCGGCAAAGATGGCTTTGTAAAGTCAGACCTTCCCGATCTTCAGCAAGAACTGGATGCCTATTTTAATGACAACGAAGATTTCATGTCTGAGCTTTACGAAACGCTCACAGGCTGCATTTCAAAGGGTTTCGATTACATGTATGCCTATAAGAACGCAGACGGCAAGACGGCCTTCCAGTGGGCTGACAGCATGGGTGTGGTTGAAGTTGATGCGAAGTATGCGGAAGACAAGCTTGATCATATCATCTTCTGGTATGTCGAAAGAGTTGACAAGGAAGGCAAGAAAGTCAAAAGAATTCAAGATTGGGATTCGCAGCAGGCGTTCTTCTATGTGCAGGTTGATGACGGCAAGATAATTGTTGACGATTCAGTTCAGCACAATCCCAGGCCGCACACACTGTATAAAAAAGATGGTGATGATTCCACATATTATGAAGGCTTCGGATTCATTCCTTTCTTCAGACTTGACAACTGCAAGAAACAGTTCAGTGGCTTGAAACCTATCAAGCATTTGATTGATGACTATGATCTGATGTCATGTGGCCTGTCAAACAACATTCAGGACACAAACGAAGCATTGTATGTGGTCAAGGGCTTCCAGGGTGACAATCTGGATGAACTGATGATCAACATGAAGGCCAAGAAACATGTTGGCGTTGACGAAGATGGCGGTGTGGAAATCCACACAATTGACATTCCGTATCAGGCAAGACAGACGAAGCTTGACCTGGACGAAAAAAATATCTATCGTTTTGGAATGGGCTTCAATTCGGCACAGCTTGGGGATGGCAACATCACCAACATTGTCATCAAATCCAGGTATGCATTGCTTGACCTGAAATGCAACAAGCTTGAAATCAGACTGAAGCAGTTCATGCGCAAGCTTCTGAAGGTTGTTTTGGCTGAAATCAACACAGAACAGGGAACAGATTATCAGCAGAAGGATGTTTATTTTGATTTTGAACGTGAAGTCATGACAAACGCTGCTGACAACGCACAGATTGAACTGACAGATGCGCAGAAACAGCAGGTGCAGATTACAACCATGCTGAACCTTGCAAGCTATCTGGACAATGAAACACTGATGCAGAACATCTGCGATATTCTTGATATCGAATACAATGAAATCAAAGACAAGCTTCCTTCGCCGGATGATGATGATCCATATTAGGCACAGACAGTGCTTGAAAGTGTTGACATTTTGTGAAAATTATGGTAATTTAATCTCATAAAATGAAAATGGGAGTTTGGAAGCAAGATGGAACTGAAAGATTTGGTTGGGTTACATGTTTTGCAAGGCATTGAAGTTGGGACTACAAAACTAAAAAGGTTCTTTTATGATGAATGCAATTTTGTGAAATTCACTCTTGATGGCGTGACCTATTTAGCTTTAGAGAATCCAGAGGACGGATATCGTACTTATATGGAAGAATTGGAAATTGTTGATGAACCATGTAAATTTGCTTTGCCGGACATCAATGTTCTTTGTAAAATGCGTGAACAAGGCAAGCACACTGTGGGGGATAATGTTTTAAGCTTTGTTGATGTAAAAAGCGGAAAAGAAATACTTGCAATTGGGACAGAAAACAATGATGATTATTATCCTCTGTGTATTATGGAATATAAGCCAGAAAATATGGCTTGCAATAGTGAAAAGGAAGCTGAGTGATTCGGCTTCCTTTTCTTGTTGGTGGTGATACTATCAAAAACTATGACAAAGAGATTGCCCAGGCACAACTGAACAACGAAAAGGAAGTTCTGAGAAGGCTTGCTGAAAACTATGAAGATGCGCTTGAAGAAATCAACAGCAAGATTGCGCAACTGATGGGCAGAGCCGATGCGGATTTGCAACATGTGGTTTACCAGGTGGAATATCAGAAAGCGCTGAAGGCGCAGGTACAAAGCATATTGCTTCAACTTCAATCCAATGAGTTTGAAACAGTTTCAGAATATCTTGCCAAGTGTTATGACGAAGGCTTTCTTGGCACCATGTATTCACTGCAAAGCCAAGGTGTTCCACTTGCCTTCCCTATTGACCAAGAAGACGTTGTTGCGGCAATACAACATGAAACGAATCTTAGCACAACGCTTTATAAGTCATTCGATATGGCAAGGCTTCAAAAAACAATTGCTTCTGAAATCAGCAGGGGCTTTTCTGTTGGTTCTACATATTCAGAGATTGCAAGAAACATAGCAGCTTCTGCTAATGTCGAAAAGAACAAGGCTACAAGAATCGCAAGAACAGAAGGTCATAGGATTGTAGAAAAAGGCGCTTACAATGCACAGGTTAAAGCGGCAGATCGTGGCGCTGATGTGGTCAAGATTTGGGATGCTGCGCTTGATGCCAAGACAAGGGAATCACATGTCAAGGTTGATGGCGAAATCCGTGAAGTGAAAAAACGCTTTTCAAATGGCTTGCTATATCCTGGCGATCCTGCCGGAAGCGCTGCTGAAGTTGTTAATTGCCGTTGTAGGTCAAGGACAGAAGCAAGGTGGGCTTTGGATGAAGAACAAACCAAAATCCTTGGTGACACATCCGAAATGTCACAGCAGCAAAGGGAAACCATTGCAAAGAAGCTTGGCATCCATCCTGATGACCTTGATTTGTACAGCGGAGAAATTGTGCCGATTAATGCCAAGAACTATGAAGACTTTAAATGGCAATACAACAAGTATTGGCACTATAAAGGCAGCGAGGTTCAACAGAGAGCCGAAGCGAGAATTGCAAGCTATGGAAAAACAGCAACAAATTCAAAGAAAACACTTGAAAAACAGGATGAAAGTGCTAAAATAGTTCCAGATAAAGTGGTGACTGGACATTCTGGCACACCAAAGAAGGCTGCGCCAAGGTCGGTCATTGATCATCAGAGTGATGAAGGTGTTGTTGATGCAAGGGCGTTTTATGGTGCCGATGGCATGAAAGAAAAGGATCTTCACACCACAGATCACGGCAATCCAAAATGGCACAATTATGGTCAGCATGGCGAACATGCACATGATTATGAATGGAACGAAGACGGAAGCCTGAAGAACAAGACAACCAGAGAGTGGAACAACGAAGAAAAAGAAAGGAACGGTGACATTTTGTGAATATTGCAGATTTGAAAAATATAATATCAGAATGTTGCAACGATGTGATTTTCACCTACAACGGCAAAAAGTCAGGCGTCACATCTGAAGTCAGTGATTCTGTTCCAACATTTCAGGTTTGGCATGGTTCTGATATGAAAGACTATGATGATGTTGAAACCTTGCTGTCTGACAATTTCTTTAGTGGCAAGTCGATCAACGATTTAGCTGAAAAAATCAATTTTACAATTGCATAAAAAGCACTGTGCAGATGCATGGTGCTTTTTTTATGCCCAAAATCAAACAGAAAGCGAGGGGGACAACATGAAAGAACGGTTTGCAAGACTGCTGACAGTGAAATCAATTGTTACAATTGCGTTGACCTTGGTGTTTTGTGCTTTAGCTGTCTGCGATAAGATCAGCGGCACAGAATTCCTGACAATCTTCACAGTTGTAATTGGTTTCTACTTCGGAACGCAAAGCGAGAAAGACAAGGGTTGACAGGTATGATTTATATATTTGAACCTGTAAAAGCGCAAATCTATATCAACAAAAAAGGCAAATCATTGGCAGCTATTAAAGCTGAAACAGGCTGCGATTTGATATTCAATGGTGGCTTGTTTAACAGTGATTTCACACCTTGCCCTTTGCTTAAAGTAAACGGCAAATGGCAAACAGAAAGGCCGTGGGGCGCATGGGGAATGGCGTGGACAGACACAGATTTCCGCATGACAAACACAACGGAAGCGGACAACTATATTTCATGCATTGACCTGGTGAATCCATATGGCGCAGATCACAAGCTGTCATATCCGGCAGACATGGGCGGCGCACGAAGCAGAACAGCATGGGGCATCCTTAAAGATGGCCGACATCTAATGTATTGTGGCGGCGCACCAAGGACACCTGAAGACCTTCGACAGTTCCTGTGCAGTGGATATGAATTCAAATCCTTGCTGATGCTTGACGGCGGTGGATCATCGCAGTGCATAACGCCAGAATATCATTTTCTAAGCACAAGGCCAGTTCATAACGTGCTTTGTTTTTGGCTTAAAACGTCTGAAGACAACGGAAAAGGGACGGTGGAAGCTATGAGCAAGAAAGTGTTGGACATTGCCAAAGCGGAAGTTGGTTATTTGGAGAAAGAAAGCAACAAGAGCTTAGACAACAAGACAGGAAATGCAGGATCGAACAATTATACAAAGTATGCCAGGGACATTGACAACATCCCTGGCTTTTATAATGGCAAGAAAAATGGATTTCCTTGGTGTGATGTCTTTGTTGACTGGTGCTTCGTCAAAGCTTATGGAGCAGAGAAAGCAAAACAGCTTCTTTGTCAACCAGACAAATCAGCAGGTGCCGGATGTGCATATTCGGCGCAGTATTACAAACAGCACAACCAGTTCCACAGCAAGCCGAAGATCGGTGATCAGATATTCTTTGCCAACAACGGCGAAGCATATCACACTGGCATTGTTTACGATGTAGATGGCACAAGAGTTTACACCATTGAAGGCAATACCAGTGATGCAGAAGGTGTCATTGAAAACGGCGGCTGTGTTTGCAAGAAATCATATTACTTGACAAACAAAAAGATTCTTGGCTATGGTCGGCCAAACTATGATGATGCTGTCACAGACACAAGCGTTTTGGAGCCGACAACGGTTGCTGATGTTCAGCTTTGGTTGAATATCAACTTCAAGGGTGGCTTGGTCACAGATGGCTTGTATGGTGTTGTCACCAAGAAGGCGCTTGTGAAAGCCTTGCAGCAGACACTTGGCGTGTCAGCAGATGGCATAT